TTATGCAGGAAATGTTCGTAAGCAATATACTTGCAGGTATGAATCAAACAGAAGCCTACCAAAAAGCAGGATATAAATCCAAAAGCCCAACAGTGCAAGCCAGCCAGTGTGTAATAAAGAGTAATGTCAAAGCAAGATTAGACCACGAAAGGCGGGTTATTGCTGAGAAGGGCAGGTTAGAGGTAGATTATTGCCAGTACAGACTGCTTAAACTGGCTGATTTGGCACAAAGTGAGAAGAAATATAGCACGGCAAGGGCTTGTATATCGGATATTATCAAGACTAAGGGCGGGTTTCAGGCTGATGCTCCGAGCGATAAAGCTATGGCGATGAAGCAGATCGACGCCGAGGCCCGGCGTGAAGTGGCTAAGGCTCTTGATAAGTTCTACACCGATAAGTATCTTGCATCCAAGCCAGTAGATAACACTATCATTAGTAGTAGCACTGGTTGTAGTGAGTCAGAAGAACCAGCCATATTAGAGCAGAAACAAGGATAAACAGATGAAAGGCAACGGTACGCCAAACCGTATCCCATGAGAATAGGACGATGGACAATATGTAAGACCGCAGACATCAAGGCAGACATCAAGGCGGAGCAGGCCCGGCGTGATAGAGCTAAGGCTGTGAGTGCTACCCTTGTTGGACGGCTACTGCACACACACAGACAAGACATGGCCATTGCGGCTCGCCGGGGCTTGTCTGAGGGCCTAATAGAGCAAGAGGCGGATAATGGGCAAGCGAGGCCGCTAACCCCCCAAGGGGCGGTCTCGGCTATATAGAGACCCCCCTTCGACAATTGGACGTATTTTAGGGATTGGCAATTATGGAAAGTAACGAAACGGCCAAAAAAAGTAGGGCTGATAAGTTGTTTAGGACACTACCTTTAGACGTTCAACGTGCCATTGACAGAATATCGTTCAGTGATGACGAGGCGGTCACGAGGAGTATTGCAGCGAATGTGATTGTGTTTTACTTCCTCTTGAGAATTCCCGCAAATATCCGGGCAAATATTATAAAGGCGTATTTCCGCGAGTTGAGGTAGTCAAGTAATGGACATAACAGAACGTCGAGCTAAATTTATTTATGAAGGAACGAGACTTGCTGCTCAGGCGGCCAATGCTCCTATTGTTCCCGTTCCGTGGGATGAGCGAGAAGTGGAATTTCGCGACCAATTTATTCCTGTGATTGCGCGCCAATGCAGCGAGCAGCGTTCTAAGTCACCGGAGGAATTACACGGCAGTTGGATGCAGTCGTATTTTTCGATGGGTTGGGTTTACGGCGATAAGTACGACCGTAAGAAAAAGATTCATCCCGACTTAGTTCCTTATGCCGAGCTTGGTCAATTAGAACGCGATAAGGATGCCGTATTTGTAGCTCTTTGTGAAATTGCTCGCCAATGGATTTATGAGGTAGTTGAATAATGGCAGCAACATCATATCCAAATACGGTAGAGAATTTTACTCACGAAAAGGTTTTTTGCGGAAGATGTATTCACAGAAAGCGTATTGGCTGTACTGGAGAACATTGTAAATCAAATCCCACGCCCCGTTTTAATGCGATACACTCTTGGATGCAACCAGCAGATTGTGAGGTAAAGAATAAAAATAATGATTGCGAAGAATTTGAACCGAAACGTAGTTGGTGGTTGAGGTAGTCAAGTAATGATACGTAGAACATTTTTACAGATGTTGTTAGCGAGTCCTTTGGCGGGGCTATTGAAGAAGAAGTCCGAGGAGAAGCCGCCTTTGTTGTGGTGCGATGCAGAAGGCAATAGCGGCGTTGTTTCCGAGACTATCGGCACGTCGGATCATTTTTGGATGCAGACTTATGGGCCGTACTATAATCCCGACTTCGATCCTGATTGGGGAAAAGCCGATTCTCGTTTGATTGGCATATATTCAGGCCCGGTTTTGGATGGATTAAAGGCGTCGGAGTATCTAATTGGCACAAGATTTATGCCGGCTGACGGCAGCCTTTATGTGTGTTACAGTGGAAATGCGGCGGCGACGGGTATAAATATAAACGGCAGAGGAGTTTATGCCAACGGTTCTTGAAAAACTTGATGCCGTAGAAGTAGGTGATACTTTAAGTGCGGTTCACTGGTGCGAGAGTTCTCGTATCGAGTTAGCCAACGGCGACATTTATTCATTTGCGGAGCGTCCGTATTTGATTGACCCTTTGCGTACCACGGCGAGGTTGGTTTGTGTACGCAAGGGTCGTGGGTTGGGTCTTAGTGAGACCGAGATATTAAGGAGTATTCACGGCTTAGGCAAGGGCAGGTATCGCCAAGGCGTCCAATACGTCTTCCCGACCGAGACGGCGATGCGTGAGTTCGTCCAGTCCAGGTTTAACGTAGTCATTAAGAAGAATCCCATATTGCGTAAGATGGTACAGGACACCGATACGACTTATTACAAGCGTGTTGGCGGCGGCAATTTGTTTATGAACGGCGGCGGTTTAACGACCAGTATTGAGGGGTTACAGTTCGAGACCATGACTTTCAGGTCTAAGCAGACCGACATGGCCGTTATAGACGAGTTGGATATGTTTGACGGCGCTAACGAGGTTGTTCAATCAGCCCTGACTTCTATGATGAACTCTCCTACGAAGTCCGTGGTTTGCATAAGCAATCCTTCTATTCCAAATTACGGTATAGATAAGTTATTCCAAATCTCTAACCAAAACTTTTGGTACAGGGAGTGCAAAAGCGGAGAATTGACTTGCCCCGACAAGGAGTTCCCTGATCTAATCGATAAGGAAGGTTGCCATTGTCATAAATGTGGTGGCTTACTTCCTTACCGGGGTGTGTGGATTCCCGACTATCCTGAGAGGAGAGACTTGTATGGTACTGAGTCTAAGGATTGGGAAGGCTATCACATATCCGATTTGCAGAACCCCAACACTAAGCCTATAACGATTTTAGATGCTCATAAGGACAAGTCAGACGCCAATCAGGAGAAGGTTCACAAGTTCATGCTGGGCTTACCTTTCATGCCGAAGACTAACAGGCTGACCTTAATGGAGGTTTACGACTGTTGCGGATTAGAGTCGGAGCGTGAGAAATCCAGCGAGCCTACCATCATGGGGTTAGACGTAGGTTCATCCAGTGGTTTCCATGTAGTGATAGGAGTGAGGACTGGCAAGGATTCTTACGAGATATACTTTGTTGACAGGGTGGAGTCGTTTGAGGATGCGACTTTATTGGGTCGCAGGTTCAATGTAAAGAATTGTGTATGCGACATGCTCCCTGAGCCTACTTATGCCCGCAAGTTCCAGAAGGAGGCGGGATTTAGGGTGTGGTTGAATCTTTACAACACTACCAACCCTGTAGATGAGGTCGCGTGGAACCAGGACGATAAGGTGGTCAAGACTTTCAGGAACTACATTTTTGACACTTCCCACAGAGTTATATCCGACAATCGCATTAAGTTGCCACGTCGATCTCGCAAGATAGAGGAGTTTGCCAAACAGGTTGTAGTCCCGGTCAAGATTCAAGACCAAAAGAAGCAGGGCAACGTCTTTAAGTATTTCAGCCCGTCTCCTAATGATCACTACAGAAATTCTCTTAACTATTTTCTTACGGCTGCGATGCACTCTCGTATAACCCGTCCGGGAGGCACACGCAGGAAGGTATCTAATAAGGCGGTACATGAGACAGTGAGGATATAATGGAAACAAAGGTAGATAAGCGAACGAATGCGCACAAGAACAGCGTAGCAGCACGGGGCGAGAATGAAAGTCTTGAGCAGCCATCACCCCTGAAGCAAGTAGAATCATCCACAACCACTGGTGCGGGGGTTCCCCCGAAGCCCAAGCCGGACTTACTTCACTGTCCTCGTTGTGGCGTGGAGTTACTGGAAGACGAGCGTAACGGCAAGAGTGCAGCTCATTGCCGGGCGTGTATATGGGAGAACGCATGAAAGTTATAATTCACATCAAAGGCGGTGCGAGCAGCGTAAGCGGCGGCCTCCCGGTGAAAGACGAAGAGGAACTGGCCAAGTTTCTGGTGGAGGCCCCGAAATTTTTTCTTATGAAGCAAGAGCCTCCGAAGTCCCATCCGGTAGTGATTTCTAAGTCGAGCATAGGGTATGTAGAGAGGAAGCAATGAGTTGAAGAAGTTACTTGAAATACAAGGCCAATACATAGCGGCGATGAAGAACCATGTGACCAAGTCGGTTGAGTTACTAAATGCCGCCAAGAGTTCACTGAGCAATCATATTGGCAGTTGTAAAGTTAAAGATTGTACGATAGATAAGCCATGCAACTTTTGCACGACATGGTCAAAGGCATGGGACGACATAGATGCTTACCTGGAAGATAACAAAGAAGAGGAGAAGCAATGAGGCAAAGTCCTTTGATATTCATTTGGTCTGGAAGCGAATTAGTTGGTTGTGTTTTGCCAGAACCAACAGCAGCCATCGACACGCTCCCTAACCAGAAAGAGTTGGAAATTGTCAGGGTATTCAAAGAACACGGCGAATTAAAGGATAGATATAAGGAACATGAACGGTTGCGGGAACTTGCTTGTATGGACGAATGCGATGGTGACTGTGATAAAGATGCTCCATACGAAAAGTGTCCCGAATGTGCAGCGGGAACTTTACTAAATGATTTAGCTGAAATGGGGAAGCAATGAGTTTTTTAAGTAATTTTTTAGGACTAAAGAAGGTAAAGACGCCCGCCGTCAAGAAGGCTGACGACATAAACGACTATGCTTTCGATACCACCCCTTACCTTAAAGAGCTTGAGCGCAAGGAGGGCTGGGAAGACCAAATCAAGACAGGCAGGAAGAAGAAGTTGGCTGGAAGGAATTATCTTGGTGTGCAATGAGTAAAGCCGAAGAAATAATCAATTTACACAATAGAGAAGAGACGAAGGTAATGAATTTCCGTACCTTATGCCAGCAGGTAGCGGATTTGATGTACCCGTCCAATAACGACATTACAACCATCAAGTCGCCCGGCACGGACTTGTATCAGGACATACGCGACCCTACGGCGTTATTTGCTCTTGATAAGGCTACGGCTGGTTACATAGCCAACTGGATACCTAAAGACCGTCTCTTTTGTGGTATAAGAATGTTGGATAGACAAGTTGCCGAGACGGAAGAGGCGAAGAGGTGGACTGCCCTTGCTACGCAGATTCTCCATGATGAAATATTCGCCTCGAATTACATGCAGCAGTTACAGCAGTCGGTGAAGTCTTTGCTTGCTTTCGGGCCGTGTTGCTCTTTTAGTGAGTTTAGTCCCATATTGAGGTCTTTGAATTTCAAGAACTGGCACATATCGTCTTACGTTTTTAAGGAGAACTCTCGTGGTGTGCCGGATTGTGTTTCGATAAAGTTCACAAAGACGGCCCGGCAACTATGCGAAGAATTTAAGAATCCCGGCCCGAAAGTCATCGAGGCCGCGGGCGACTTAAAAACCGAGTCCAAGACATTCGCGTTCATTCATATAGTAAGGCCGAGGATACGCAGGAATAGATGGTTGGTAGACAATCTTAACAAGCCTTACGAAAGCCTTTTTATCAACGTCGATGAAAAGATAGTAGTGGAGGAATCGGGCTTTGACGAGCAGCCCTTTACTATTGCGCGGTGGGAACAATCCACCGACAAGTTCGGCAGGGGTCGTGGTATGGCGATGCTGACCTTAACCAAAGTCTTACAACAGTTACACAAAGACTTACTTGAGATGGGTAACAGGTTCAACAGGTTCCCAATGGAAGTCGTAAGGGACAATCTTGAAAACGATGAAGTTGATTTATCTCCAGACGCAAAAACCTATGTTAGTCAGACAGGTTCTATCGTCCCTATTGCAAACGGTGTTACGGGCAATTTCCCCGTAACCAAAGACATTTTAATCATGTATCAGGACATGATTAAGAACGAGGGCTTTTATAACGCCATATTCAGTCAGTTCATGTCTATGATGGGTGACAGGCGCAACGAGTTAGAGCTTGAGTTAAGAAATCAAGAGGGGTTTGACCAGTTAGTTTCGTCTGTGTCTAATGTTGAGAGCGAGTTTTTCACTCCCCAACTAACACGGTGCGTGCTTGTGCTTTTACGCAACGGGCGCATTCCCCCGCCTCCGTCGGAGCTTCAGGGACAGGATTTCGGAATAGAGTACATGGGTAAACTTGCAATGGCGGCTAAGCAGTACCAAGCGAGGGGATTCATGCAGTTCAGCCAGTTCGTCGCCAACTTCAAAGAGATATACCCGAACGCTGTCGATGAAATCAATATGGAGAGGACGATACCAGATGTTGCTATTGCAATGGGAATGAAGGCCGAACACCTTAATACTCCCGAAGAGAAAGAGGCTTTGAAAGCCAAGCGTGAAGAGGACGAGCAAATGGCTTTACAGATAGCCCAGTTGGAAGCCGAGTCTAAGGCTTACAAGGATACTCAGAAATCGCCAGAGAAAGGCAGTCCGGCAGAACAGATGGCAGGTGCATAATGTTTAGTGAACTAATAAAATATCACGCCAATATTGATGTATTGGCAATAATAAATCATAGGTGGATGTACGGATTTGTCCCTGCCAACACTACTCATAGAATATACGTTTCATTTACAAAGAACGGTATTGATTACGACTGGGATCAGGTCTATAACGAGAAGGTTATATCTTTGCAAGATATGTTAAAAAGAGCCATAAGAGCCATCGGGCGGGCAGGTGCATAATGACAGTAGGTGACAAGGTACAATCTAAAAAGAGGTTTAGGCTGAGAAACGCTATTGTCGCGGGCGTAATGCCTGGTGGTAAGGTTATGGTTTATCACGATGTATGGCAGCGCAAGTGGATTGGCGAGCGCCCGCAATTAGGTCAACAAGGAGAAACAAAAAGAGTTTTGTGCCGGTTTGTCGATATGTTTGATGTGGATAGTTTGGTGTTAGCATGACAGACGAACAGACAGCAAAGTCGATGGCGTTTAAGAACGTCTTTACTTCAGAACACGGCAAGAAGGTCTTGGAAGTTCTGGACTCGAAATGTCTCTTGAAGGGCAGTGGTTTATTTGTTTCAGACAATGACAGGCAGACTTGTTTCAATTTAGGCATGAATTACGTAATAAGGTACATCCACCAGGAGATTGACAGAAACTTAACCGAGCCGGATGGTGGCAAGGCTACACATAAGGAGATTATTTAATGGACGAAGTAACCACGACACCGGAAATCGTAGAGGTTCCGGCAAGCGGAGAATCCTACATCAACACAGACGGTACATATAAGGACGGCTGGAAGGATGTTCTCTTACCGGAAGAGATGAGAGCGGAGAAGTTCTACGATTCCCCGTTTAACGCCAACGTGAAGGAGCTTTTGAAGACCGCCGGCAATCAAGCGAAGATGCTCGGTAAAAAGGGTGTAGTCCCGCTAAACGATAAATCCACTGAATTTGAGATCCAAGAATACCGCAGGGCAACGAACGTCCCCGACAAGTACGAATACGAGAAACCTGATATAGCAATGTTGAAAGATAAGGACGATATTCTTTCGGCAATGCTCGAAAAGTGGAACAAGAGCAACATATCACAAGAGCAAGTCAATGTGGTTATGGATGACTTCCACAACCTCCTCAAGGCTAACGAAGCACAGAAGGAAGCCACCGAAATCGCCGAATCAGCAGAGCAAGACAGACAGATTCTCACTGAGGAGAACACCAATTACGAGGTAAACAGTCATTATATAGACAATGCCGTAAGGAAGTTCACTGAAGGCTGGATTGATGACGACATTCTCGCTCTATTCCCATCTAAGGAACATCCTGTCGCTGACTACAAAGGCAATAAGAGGCTCCTGATAAGGAAATTCCTTGCCAATGTGGGACAGGCGATGGGAGAGGGCAGGATGGTAACAGGAGGCATGTCAGGGCCACCCCTACAGCAACAGTTAGATGAGGTTATGAACTCCGACGCGTACTTAACAGGAGTTGGGAAAATACACACAGACGCAACAGAAAAAGCTCTCAAGCTGCGAGAAGCTATAAACAAACAGCAAGGGCGAACGTAAAGTAAATAGTAGTCGGTCAACCTTTTACAGGGAGCCGGAAGATAGCGGTAAACCGCTCGCCACACGGCGTTAAGTCAGGATTGAATCCCATTGGGGACAATCATTCCGAGTTACCGAAAACTAATGTGAAAGGTAGACCATGAGTCTTCTAATTCCAGTAGCATTCGTTGACCAGTTCAAGGCCAACCTCCTCATGCTGTCTCAGCAGAAACAGCCGAAATTGAGGGGATGTTGCCGTATGGAATCGGTCACGGGTGATACTATGTACGTGGAACGTATCGGCCCGAAAGACTGTACACCGCGTGGTGCGAGGCACGGAGAAACACCGATTTCCGATGCCGACCATTCGCGGCGCAAGCTTTCGATGGTTGATTACGACGTTCCGGCAGATTTAATCGACAAGCCGGATAAACTAAAACTTTTAATTGACCCGCAGGGCGCTTATGTTAATAACCAGAATTTCTCTCTGAACAGACAGCAAGACGACACGATTATAGCAGCCCTTGGCGGAGCGGCCTATTCAGGCCACACCGGCGCCACCACCGTCAATAATTACGATGTGGGCGAATGCCGGCTCATAGAGTCCGACGGCGTTATAATGGCCGCTGGAAGCGATATGGACGGGGCTACAGAAACGGCCCTGACCATTGCCAAGCTCCTGACCTGTAAAGAGCTTTTGGACAATGCTGAAATCGACGAGGAACGTCAAAGATATTTCCTGACGAATCCTCACAACATCAATCAGCTTCTGAATACCACGGAAGTCAAGTCTTCGGACTATAACACCGTCAAGGCGTTGGCTCAGGGATTCATCGACACTTATATGGGCTTCAAGTTCATCAAGTCAACGAGACTTGCCGCCTCTCCGAACGATGTCGGTTGTGTCCATTGTTACGCTTTCGCACAGGACGCTATAGTCCTTGCGGTGGCCGAAGAGCCAACAGTAGACATAAGCGTCAGAAATGACCTATGTAACTCGATACAAGTATATTCCACACTTAGTATCGGGGCGACACGAGTGGAAGGCCCGGCAGTAGTCGAAATTGACCTCGACGAAGCATAAATGAAAGGAGTAAAAAATGAGTAAGCACTTTACAAAACCATTTAATCCGATTCAATGGCCTGCAATGCCTCACGACTTTACTGGCGATAACAATCTTGGCTTATCAACAAGTGATACTGTCCAGAGATATGTTGCCGGAACAAGGTATCTTGATTGGAACGGAAGTATCTATAAGTACGGTAAAGCCAGTGCAGTAATGACCAGTTATCAGGTTGGTGCTAAGTTTACAGATACCGCCGCTGATGTAACTTATGCAGCTATGCCGCTTGGGTCAGGTGCCGGTAGTAGAGAAGTAACCGTTACCCTTGGTACAGCAGTCGAAGACTTGTATCAGGGTGGACTTTTAACCATCTTCTACTCTGGTACTGGAGACGGAACCACGTTCTTGGTACAGGGCAACGATGCAACCGATGGCACTAATACAAAGTTGTACCTTGACCGTCCAGTGCCGGCGACCGTTACGGCTACTACTCACAGTATGGAGCTTTTCCCTAATCCATATATGGCCATAGCACAAAATTCGGCTACCGGAGAGTCGGTTGTTGGCCCTCCGATGGCGATTATCGCGTCTGCTTCTTTTGGTTGGTTTAAGACCAGAGGCCCAGCGTTTCTCTCGGCTCAAGCCAATGTTGGCGTTGCGTACACTCAGGCGGCCTATTGGCGGCATGACGGTTCTGTTGATGTTGGAACCAGTGCTGGCGCTGCTTATGTTACAGACCAGTATGCCGGATACTCGCTTTGTGACGGCGTAACCGCCGGCCCACTAATCATGTTATGTGGTTCTTATTAAGGAAATGGGGTGGGGGAAACCTCACCCCTTACTTTTATGGAAATAATTACAGAACGACATAAAGCGCCGGGCATGATAGTACCTGCGAGTGAATCTGAGAGCAGTATCAAGGACGAAGCAAACCGCAGGACACACAAGGCAGGCTATACCGACATGGATGGGCAACCCAAGATAAGCAGAAGTAACGGTGCGGGCAAGGGCGATGTGTTCAGGCCCGTAAACAAGAAACGATACGACCAGAACTATGAAAGAATTTTTGGTTCTAAATAAGGAGACTAATCATGGCAGACAAAAAAGAAACTCTTGCCGAAATGCGGACAAGAATCGACAAAGAAAACCAAGCCAAAAAAGACAAAAGTAAATAACAAAAAGAAATAAGGAGAATAATCATGGCTGCAAAAAAAGGCAGTTGCGGTGGAACACCAAGAGTAGGTAAGGCTGGCGACCCGAAACCAAGTAGGGGTCGTGGCCGTCGTAACAGAAGAAAATAACGAATTGAGTTTTAGGAGACTAATCATGGCAGGAACAGGAGTACCAATGTGGGCGTTTGAGCATTACTTGACACACAATCCCCACAAACCAGTAGGCGGCTTGACGAATGAAGACATAACGGCAATGGCGAATTTGTTTTATTCGTACAATACGACCGTTGTAGGTTCCGCACGCCCGGCTGTGGATGCGGATTATACGGATTGCGACTGGCCCGACTTCACTGCTGTTGCTGATGCGGGCGGTGTCCAGGCAACGCGGGATCAGGTCTCAATAGACCAGGCCAGGTATCCCGGATCTCATAGAGGGGGTTAATCATGGCAGTTACGACACCAACAATAGTAAACGAAGTTCCATTCGCGAGGTCGGGGCCGTACTCCTTTAATAACGATGAGGACGACGCTAACGGTGCGGCGATAGAGTGCGTAGGTGTGCCAGGTGCAGGCAAGGCATTATATCTGACGCATATTTCTATAAGCGGCAGAACGGCGGATATTGCTATTACGCTTAGGGATGCTGTTGCCGGCACGGTTCTGTTTGGGCCGATACAATGCCAAGCTGATGGTAGTAGTGTATATACTAAGGACTGGAAGTATCCCCTGAAACTGTCGGATAATAAAGCCTTGTTTGTATATGCGTCTGCCGCCTCTGCTTTCACTATTTACGGCGAATACTTTATTGGTCAGGCTCCTATATGATTGTAATAGGCGTTCCAGTAGATAAGGATCATAAGATAGACGTGCGTACAGCCGCCTATTGTTCTGCGGAGGCTATGTGTCCCGGTGTAAAGTGGGGCTATGTTGCTTCAAGGGAGGCTGGTGTAGGCCGGAGTACGTTTGCCTACTTTGCACTGAAAGACCCTAAAGTGACCCACTTGTATTTCATGGACTCAGACGTTGTGCCGCCATCGGACACGTTACATAAGTTGTTAGAACATGACGTGCCTATTGTGGCCGGTATTTATCCGATGCGAGTGAATACCGAAGATGCGTGGTCATTCAAAGGCAGCAGTAAGCTCAAGACGTATGGCGGATGGTGGCCGAGAGGCGAAATTCTACCGAATGGCTTGATGGACGTTACGGCGGTGGGCGGTTCGACCCTTCTCATAAAGCGGGAAGTCTTTGAGAAGATGGAGCGTCCGTGGTTTAAGATAGTCTATAAGGCCATTGACGAAGAAGGCCACGCCTACGACGAAGGTGAAGATGAGTATTTCAGCAGAATGGCAATCGAAGCCGGTTACAAGATAAAGGTAGACCCGTCGATAATCTGTACACACTTTAATTATAAGGAACTGTAATGGCAATAACGACACCTATATTAGCTGGTGATGGGATACATCCCATTGAGGTCGATTGTAACAGGTGGGCGACAAACTACCATTCGGGCAATTACGCCGCCGGAGGACTAAGCCAGGAACTTAAAGCTGCTCCTTCCCGTTCAAATAGCGCCTTGTATGTCACTCATGTAACAATGGGTATCGTCGCCGATTCGACCTGGCACTACGAAATAGATAACAAACTGTCACTTATTGACGGCGATGGCACTGTTTTATTCGGCCCGATAGGATTGCAGGCCCAGGGCGAGGGGTTGTTTCAAAAGGATTTCGATAAACCCCTGAAGGTAACAGATAATAAGTCGTTGAAGTGCAAAGGCGTTTTTGGTGGTGGGAGTTACAATACCGCCTCCTTCATTTACGTAGAAGGATTTACAGGCGATAAGCCTTTAGGATAGGAGACATTATGCCAGATATACCAGAAACATGCGAGTTCGATGCCGGTGCAGACCAGATACGCCTAACAACAGAGACTAATGGAGACCGTATTCTCATTAAGGGTATCCATTTGGGCGAGGATGCTGCCGCTGTGTTGGCGTACTTGATTAACAAGACAAGCAACCACCTTAAAATCGAGATAAAGGAGGCATGATGAGCCTGACGGAAGATGAAGTCACGATTGTAAATCAGGCGATTGCGAAGTTCGGCTCCTTTGTCATTGATTTCTCCGATACGACCGGAACGAGCGATAGTGGAATGGCGGGTAACGTCGCTATCAAGAGTGAGATTCACTACGACCAGACGCGAGACGCTTTATTGAGGTCGGCCTTTTGGAATTTCGCTTCGGATAGAATCGAATTAGTGGATAGTTGGGCAACTGGAACGACTTACACTACAGACCAATATGTATGGTCAAGCAGCGTGCTCTATAAGTGTAATACCGTCCATACATCATACACTTTTGAGACGAATTACATCTATGACGCCGGTGTGCTTGTAATGGATGGCAACGACCCGGTAAGGGATGACAGCATTGGTCTGAGATATTGGGACATGGTTCTTGCGAGATGTCCGTTCGAGTATTCCTACAAGTACAGTGTCCCCGCAGACTTCATAAGGTTGAAGCCAAAATACTTCAAAGACAACCGGATAGACGCCCGGCTTGAAGGCACTTACATCGTCACCGATGAGACCGAATTGGAAGTAGAGTACATTAAGAAAATCACCGACCCTACGGCGTTCGACCCGTTATATACGGAAGTGTTAATTTGCGACCTTGCGCTCAAATTACTGATTGCTTTAGCCGGTTCGGGTTATGTAACGATAGCTAATCGCAAAGAAATTCTGGTCGAACGGACAATTGCCATGCGAAAAGCAAGGGCTGTTTGTTGGTCGGAGAACAAGAAATTAAATCTTAGTCAGTGGGTAAACGCCCGCTATGGTTCAGGAAAAGTATAAGGAGAAAACATGAGTGTAGATATTAAAACAGTACCAAACGGTGCTTTGTACCCCTTGAGCGGGATTGTGACGGTATCTCTCGCCGCCGC